CGCAAAATCACTTCACGCTAATACCCAGGTTGCTTGAGTCTATGAATGGCGGCCGACCCACGCAGTGGGAGTAAGGTGAGGGAGACGCTGGATCGGGAGATCGGCGAGCCCGGGGAGAATAGCGAAAAAGCAGTCTCCCACCGGGATTTTCAGCCTGTGGCAAGGTTCCCACGGCCGATAAAATCGCCGCGACCTTTCGCCTCGCCTGTGGGCTGCCTATATGTATCCGTTTTTTCTACCGAGAGAGACCGGTCGCATGGAATTCTCCGCCAGATTGGTACTTAGCTCTAATTCGGGATACTCCAAGAAGCGGGTGAGCCTCCTCCAAAGCGTGAGTGCGTACTGGCAAGCCTTGCTGAGTGCGCTGGGAGCCAAAGCAGCGGACTGCGCTGCCTCGATCTTGCTGCGGATATCATCGAGAAGAGGCTTGGCTGTTTCTTGACGCCGTATATGGCGCGCCGCAGTAGTCAGCGTTGTGCGGAGAGCAACGTTCACGGCGCCGCGTCGAAAAGTTGTACGTCGGTTCGCTCAAGAAGGCAACCGATATCGTCAGCCTCCTGATCCGTACTCTTCCCAGCCATAGCCACGCCAAATTATTGTGCGCCCGGTGCCCCTCTGTATGGCGATGACCGGCTCGTCCTCGTCGCATTGAAGAAAATCGTAGTCGTCAGGCAAACCAAGTTGGGATCTTAGCTCCAGCTGGCGATAGTACTCGAATAATGGGTACGTATGAGTGTTCTGCTTCGCCCAATCAAGGGCCTGCGAAGTAGAGTCCGCTTGGTCGTCATGCTTGCAAGCAGGAAATGTCGTCAGTTCTTGCAGATACACCGCCAGCCACTCGGCCTCGGTGGGAACATAGACGAATCCGTTTTCGATGGTGCTCGTGACGGAGTGCATCCGCATGACCTTGTCCATTGTCGGTTCATATTGGGTCACGCCATGAACTCCGTCCCGGATCAGTTCCTGGATCAGTTGCGTGCCCGATGCTTTGTCTTCGATCAAGATGTTTGAGGGCTGAAAGCGCGCCGCTTGCTGCCACAGCGCCCGTTTCAGTTCCGGATAATCCATACGTTTGCGCAGGACGTGCAGGAGATAGAGCTTTTTATTCTTACGTCCCCAGGTCGTGCAGACGCTGAAATCGCTTAGTTCCGTACTCTTGTTGGCCGTGTCCCAGCTCTGAATAGTCATGTCGAACTTGGCAGGCTGTTCTCCTGGGACGTAGCCTCTAAACCACTCGAACTTCACCATGCCCCCGCCAAGCGGCGCCGGTGACTGCTGATATTGTCCGGCAAAGTTGTACTCGCCGAGAGTTCGTCTCAAATGCTCCAGAACAGACAAAGGTTCTCGCTCGGGATGTAGAGCTTCCCCGGTCTTGCGGCGTGCCACCCACGTTCGGTACGGTGAGCGAATGATGTGGGTTTCGTCCTCCTCGGCGATGGCGGGCAATCGCACGAGGTCCCACCCCTCCTGTTCGAGAACATGGCCAACCAAGTCATCCTCATGCAGACGCTGCATGATAATGATGATGCATCCGGTCTGCTTGTCATTCAGCCGACTGTAGAGAGTGTGGTCATACCACTCGTTGACCCCTTTGCGCTGAGTCTCGGACAGCGCCTCGTCCGGTTTCAAAGGGTCATCAATGATGATGAAATCAGCTCCGCGACCGGTCAGCACACCTCCGACGGAGGTGGCGAGCCGGAAGCCGTTTTGGGTGGTTAGAAACTCCTGGACGGACTGTTTCTGAGGTGCGAGCCGAGTGGGAAACAAGCCGCGATACCATTCACTCGTCATCAAGGTCCGGCAGTCCAGGGAATGCTTGTTGGCTAGGTCCTGACCGTAGCTGGCGCAGATGATCTGGGCGCTGGGATTATGGCCGAGAATGAAAGCCGGGAAGGCCACAGCGGCGGCATGGGATTTGAGGGAGCGTGGTGGTACGTTACCGATGAGCCGATTGATCTCCCCATGCCGACAAGCTTCCAGCTTTGATGCAATCAACTCATTGTGCCAGTTGTGCAGAAAAGGGCTTCGCGGATTCAGTTCACGAAAGGCTCGATGCATGAAGGTGTAGAAGTCGTGACGTGCAAAGATCTGGAATTCAGCTGCGCTCATCGTCGCCATTGGTCTCCTCCCGCGGTCCTGATTGTTCTTCAGTTTGTTGTTCTTGATCGTCTTCATTCGCTTTCAAAAAGCGCTTCATGATGCCGTCCATGACCTCAAGATCAAGATCGCCAAGAACGGGATCTTGTGCACCCGGCATGTTCTGTTTGGCTTCGCCGTCACGAGCCAGCTCGACCAGCTGACCGAGCGCTCGCAAGTCGCCGGAGGCTGCCTTGTTGACGAGTTGCTTCAACGCAGCTTCGAGCTTTGTTACGGTCTTCCGCTGGCCGTGCTCATTGATTACCACTTTTTCGCGTAGTGCCTTCATGAACGCGGTGGCCACATTGAGACTGCCCTTCGGTCTCCCTTTAGGATTGCCCGAGATACCTTTTTTGAAACGAGTGACCTCCGGTGGTCTGCCGAACCCACCCGAGCTGTCTTCGTTCGGTGTTGCTTGCGGTATTTCACTTTCAGGGTTCATCATTGGCCTCCTCTTCGACTTCGTTGAACCTGCGTCCGGAGACGGCGTGAGTGGCAGTCATGCCCGTGAATCTCTGCCAGCGCCGAACGATGGTGTCCACGTAGATGGGGTCGAGCTCGATGCCGTAGCAAACTCTACCCGTTCGTTCCGCTGCGATCGCCGTGGTTCCGCTTCCCAAGAACGGGTCCAGAACAATGTCGCCTCGAGCCGAACAATCCATGATGGCGTCAGCGACCAACGCGACGGGCTTAACCGTCGGATGAAGTTCGAGCAAGTTGCCCTCTTCGGTCGACCGCGAAAAAGAATTGACTCCTGGATAATTCCAAACGTTTGTGCGGTACCTGCCGAACTGTCCCAATTGCACGTTGTTCCTGTGACCTTCTCTTCCGCTCTTGAACACCCACACCAGTTCATGTTGGCTGCGATACAAGGAGCCCATTCCGCCGTTGTCCTTTACCCATACGCACAGTGCTTTCAGGTCGGGATAAGCCTGCCGACCAGCGGCGAGGATCTCGTTCGAATGTCGCCAGTCCATGAAGACGTAATGCAAGGAACCGGGAACCGAATGGGAGCCAAGCAATGAAAAAATCCGGAATAGGAAATCGGTGAACTCTCCCTCGCTCATTTCGCCAGATGCCATGCGGAAGTCCCTATGTCGGATCATCCCAAGACCTGTCGCGTGACCATCGATTCTCACGTTATATGGAGGATCGGTGATCACCATGTCAGCGCGCCGGCTGTCCATCAAGGACAGATAGCATTTCTGGTCACGGGAGTCTCCGCAAAGCACTCGATTGCGGCCAAGTAACCAAACGTCATTGAGCCGCGTGACCTGAGCTGCGACTTCGCTCGGGAGTTCTTCGGCGGGATCAGAACCCGATTCAGGTGCGGAGAGGCCCTCGATTAGCAGATCGATCTCTGGAACCTCAAATCCTGTTGCTTCTAAATCAAAATCCAGCTCTGCCTCAGAAAGAGCCTTCAACTGCATTCCCAAAAGGTTCTGGTCCCATGTGGAATTCTCGGTCAGTTTGTTGTCTGCGATCGCAAATGCCTTTGCTTCGGCTTCGGTGAGGTGTTCAACGCAGATTGTCGGAAGTTCCTTCAGACCAAGCAGTTGAGCCGCCTGGATTCGGCCATGGCCGGCAATCACATGCGAACTTCCATCAATCAAGACCGGAACGATTGGGCCAAACGCTTCCATGCTGCGTGCGATTTGCTTGACCTGCTTGTCGCTGTGCAGACGGGGATTCTGAGGATTGGACTTCAAGGAGGCGATCGAAAGGTATCGGACCTCAAGATGCCGGCTTCTTCCGGTGTTTCGTATGTTATTCAAGGACCCTCCTGTGTTTCAAGCAAGAGTGTCCGCCACCCAGGTTGTGGAAAGACGCAGAATCAAATCGCCGCGCCCAGCCTGATTTTGTTTCCAAAATGGGAGACAGATTAGTGAGGATTTGGCATCAGAGGTGGAAACATCTTCGAAAGGACTGTAGGATCGGCGGTCGCTTTCTGCAAACGCTCAATGATTGTGGCATTCCGGGGGTCAGCCTCGAACGCGCGCACGGACTTTCGAAGCAGCGAGCGCAGGTCACCAGGAACTCTATGGCGCACAGATTTGTGAGCAGCCGTTATCAAGTGAACCATTGCTCCCAAGATCTTGCGTTTATCCCAGTGCGTGAAACCAGCGATATACGACTTGATCAAATAAAGGTAGTAACTCGCCCAGATCACGCCCAGACGCTTTGTCGTGTAGACGCCTTTGGCCGTAGCCCTGCCTAAGATCTGCCTCGCTTCGACGGCCAGATACTGGTTCATTTCCATCAGGTGTTTCGACTTGTTTGAGATACTCACGGACTCCGGCCAGTTAAAGTGCGGTGCGGAGGCATACACGGAGTAGAAAGATATCGCGTTCTCGTAACCGGCGATCGCCTTCTTGAGCTGGGTTTGCGCCTTCTTGCCGCGTTCGCGTTTCTCCTCAGCCTCGTCTATCCCTAGAGGATGAAAGGAATACAGAGCCCATTCCCTTAATCGTTCAATATCCGCACCGGCGGATCGCAATTCGTCCAGTATCTTTTTGGCCTCCCAGTTCCGCGCGAAATAGTGCCCAAAAGCGGTGAAAGCCACAGGGTCTCGGAGCAGCTTGATCTTCTCGATCGATTTCTCCCTAACAGATTTGGTATGCACAGAGATCCTCGGGTTTCGCCTCCATTCTTACAGGGAATCAGTTGATTATTTCCGCGAAGGAAGCGTCAATGTTGCTGAAGGAGATACTATGCCGGACCCGATAGCACAACGCCTTGCCGCATTGCCGAAATTCAGCAAAATAGCGCTTCGAGAACTTTGGGAACGGCTTTTTAGTATGCCCCCGCCGGCCCAACTGCGCAGACATCTCATGATCCCAATTCTCGCCTATCGCCTTCAGGAGCAGGCGTTTGGATCACTACGCGCAGCAAGTCGTGTCCGACTTTGTCAGCTGGCGCGAGCATTTGAGAACAACTCAGGCGCCGCGGTTTCTTCCTTTCCCAGCATCAGGCCGGGAACGCGCCTGGTTCGCCAGTGGGGTGATCAGGTTCATCTCGTGAATGTCGAGGCCAATGGCTATGAGTATCAAGGTGCCCGGTACCAGAGTCTATCGGAGATCGCACGCTTTATCACCGGCACCCACTGGTCCGGCCCTCTCTTTTTCGGAATCAGAAGCGAACAAACGAACAGCAAATCTAAGGAGGCCCAATGAGCACCGAGTCCAAACCTGTTATGCGCTGTGCAATTTACACGCGAAAGTCCTCAGAAGAAGGTCTCGAACAATCCTTCAACTCGCTTGATGCGCAACGAGAAGCTGGCGAGGCCTTCGTCCTCAGTCAGCGGCATGAAGGCTGGCGGGCACTACCCGCTCGCTATGACGACGGCGGATATTCCGGCGGAACCATGGACCGACCAGGACTGAAGCAACTGCTGGAGGATGTCCAGGCGAATAAGGTCAATGTCGTCGTCGTATATAAGGTAGATCGTCTCACGCGCAGCCTGTCCGACTTTGCCAAGATTGTGGAAGCCCTTGATGCAAAAGGAGTTTCCTTCGTCTCGGTGACCCAACAGTTCAACACAACAACGTCGATGGGCCGGCTCACTCTCAACATACTACTTTCATTTGCGCAGTTCGAAAGAGAAGTCACGGGAGAGCGGATTAGGGACAAAATCGCCGCCTCCAAAAAGAAAGGAATGTGGATGGGCGGGCCGGTGCCGCTCGGGTATGACCTCGAAGCACGCAAGCTGATTCCGCATCCCGCCGAAGCCGAACTGGTGCGTAAGATTTTCGCTCTCTACCTCAAACTCGGCTGTGTCCTGAAGCTGCTGGCTCACCTCAATCGCAAGAACATCAAGACGAAGACCTGGGTGACTAAGAAAGGGATTCGGCTCGGAGGGGTCTCCTTTGCACGTGGGCACCTCTATTACCTTCTGCGCAATCGTCTTTACGTCGGCGAAATCCGCCACAGAGACAAGTGGTATCCGGGAGCGCACCCTGGCATCGTGCCGCGAGAGTTGTGGGACAAGGTCCAAGCGCAACTAGACAGCAATCTGCGGACGCAACGCAAGCGTGCCAGAGAGCAGTCTTCAAGTCTGCTGACCGGTCTGATCGAAGATGGGGAAGGGAATCGCTTCACGCCTTCGTTCACAATCAAAAGGGGAAGGCGATATCGATATTACGTCTCCCAGGCCGTTATCCAGAATCCTGCTAGCCAACAGTCGGGACCAACTCGTCTGCCGGCCTATGAAATTGAAAGTCGAGTCACGGAACGACTTCAGGCATTCCTTAGATCGGATGCGCAGGTATTCGACGAACTGAGTGCAACCGCGGAAACTCCAGCCGTCCTGCATCAGCTCGTTGCCGGGGCCAAGAAACTGGCCGCGAGGTTGTCGTCGCTTCCTGCCGATGACCTTCGAGACTTGCTTACTTGCATTCTGCAGAGGGTCATCGTCCAAGAGAGCAACATTCAGGTGATGATCAGGAAAAGTGATCTGCGTGAGCTGCTGGAGCACGGCGACCAGGTCATCGCCGCCAGTCTGGTAGGCCTGCGAAAGCCAATAGAGCCAACCGAACTGCTCGGTTTGACCATCGAAGCGAAGCGGAAGCGGTACGGTGGAGAAATTCACCTGGTGGTTCCCCCGAGCTCCAACGTGCCGGTCCGACATCCCAGACCGGCATTGATAAAGGCGGTTGCGCGCGGTCACGCCTGGTACGAAAAAGTTCTTGAAGGCAAAGTCGCTGACATGAGATCGCTGGCCCGAGAGACTGGTCTCACGCCCCACTATGTCAGGAACGTCTTTGCCTGCGCCTTCCTTGCGCCCGATATCGTCGAGGCCATCCTGGAAGGGCGTCAGCCGCTCACCCTGAAGTTTGAAGATCTATACAAGGACGTTCCTCTCAGTTGGGCGGAGCAGCGTCAGCAGTTTGGCTTTCCGCAAAAACCCGCGTCAAGCCAAGTCCGTTCTGCAACGGAGCCCTGATCAGGAAATAAATTCCCTGATGCCTCCCTGTTAATTCCCTGATAGGTACCTGTTCCGATTTGAGCTGAACGTGCCACTTTCTCCAGCAAAATGTGCAGCTTAGAGAAAGGATCATCGATTTTCGAGAGCAAAATTTCGAAACTTCCCTGTATTTTTCCCTGTTAGCAGGGAATTTGGGGGCGGAGAAGAGTTCGCGCCTGACTGGGTGCTCCGCCAGTTTTCCTTTTGTTCTCAATCACTTAATTTATTGTCCTTGCTTGCTCGGTGTTTGCCTGAAGTCAAACACGACTGCGCCTCAGCCTCGACCCTGGCTGGTCTCGACGTCGCCATAGACATTCGTTTGTCGTATGGACGTCTGTTCTCGTCATGGAATGCAGACGATTCCACGCGAACTCATCGCGAACTCATTTGTGGTTCGATTTCCCGGCTACTTGAACTGCGAAGCGAAATTTTGATACAAACTTCTACAAAGTGGGATCGGTGGTTCATCCGTGGGGTGGACACAGGGAAAAACTCACGCAACTGTTTCATGAGTGTCCGCATCAAT